GGAAAATGTTAGACAGCCTCCCATAAAAGGGATTCTTTCACTTTTTCTCGATCCCAGACCGCTACCCTTCCTCCTGTCGAATCTGATGAAGGATTTTTTTTAAACCTCTCTGATTCGCGTACATATCCATCAATTCTGTAACCATTTCATCTATAAAGTCAAATTCTTTACCCTGATAGGCTCCTTTTATCACTGCTGCCTTATAAAAAAGTTTCAATTCGGCCACTAATTTATCGGATAGGATGGATTCTTTTTCCAGATCATTTATCATTTCCGGTCTGGTGCGTGGCCGCCCCATCTTATGATCCTTTTTAACGCGGTATTTATCTACGCTTATGATATTTTCCAGTGAATTATCGTAAACATCATCTGATCTGTGAATGAAGTATTTTCTATGATTACTTTTAGGAATAAAAAGTTTCCCTACCAGTATATGCACGTAAAAGGCTCTTGTTACACCATTCTTTCCACATAGTATAACTTTGTTATAACTGGGACCTATTCCACTCTTAAAAAATGCTTTCTTTTTTAGTCCTTTATTTTTCTGTCTGTTGGAATATACATTCCCATGAATATCTACAAAATACCCTGAGAAATCTTCAAGACCTTCTATTTTAGAGACTTCTTTTAGATTGTTCATTGTTATAATTCCTTAACCTAGTTATTTATTTTTATGGCAGTCTAAAATTTGGGCGAATATACGTCCTTACGGCAATTTTTTAGTATTCGTGTATAATATATTTGTACTATTTGTATTATTTCGTAGTATATCTGTATTATTTTATATTTTATAATTTGGTCTTTTTTATGTCTGTATTATTTTGTTTTTATGCCTGTATTATTTTATATTTTATAATTTGGTCTTTTTTATGTCTGTATTATTTTATATTTTATAATTTAGTCTTTTTTATGTCTGTATTATTTTGTTTTTATGTAGTAGTATATCTGTATTATTTTATATTTTAGTCTTTTTTATGTCTGTATTATTTTATAATTTAGTCTTTTTTATGTAGTAGTATTGGCCTGCATAAAATACACAACCCACAATTATATCATAAAAAACAGAAAAGATCATAAAAAACAGACACTTTCGCAACTGTCCACCACATAAAGATGCTAAATATAATTGTGATAAGAATTGTTTTTTATAATGAACACCCAGGAATCATTGATTCGGTCACTGTTCTAAACAAAAGACAATTGTTCTCTCTTTATTATAAACCTCTTACATACTCCTACGGGATAAAGTATTAAAGTTTATAAGAAAGTCGAACATCGTTTATTATACAATAAAATACTAGGTTTGCCCCAGTTTGGATAAAAAATCCAAAAATCTTTAGGGGTATTTGTTGTATGTGTCACTTTATGAACTGTCCACTGGTGACCACTGGGACCGGTTCTTATGGGTTACACTGTATGAGTCAACCAAAGGATTCACCAATGGCCCGAGAAAAGTATATTATCGAGGTTCGTGATCAAGATGGGAAACTTGATTTTGGTTCTCAAGAACTAAGGCGAAAAGAGCATCCTTATTTGTTCTCTAAACCTGAGTTTACTATTGATGAACTTTGTTATTATGCTTCTTATGGTCAACAAAGAAACAATCCATCCGGCCCTATGCAGTTGGGTCAATTTATGAACCAAATTGGTATTTCTTATCGGCTAAAAACTTGGTAAGTTAATAAAATTCTTGGGTTATACCCAGGGATTTTTATTGTTTTTATAAACTTATAAAATTGCAGGAGTAGTTTCTAGTTTTGTATAAACACGCCCCTGCGTTGTTTATAGTATAATCTATAAAAACCTTAATCGTGACTGATGGTGTGCCAGTTACATAAGTGTCACAAGGTCCTGACCAGTCACGCATTATCTCCCTTATAATAAGCTAGTCATTACACCATTATCGTCAATGGAATTTCTTAAATTAACCGATTGGCAAACTCGTGAGCCAGTTTACCTAGATCCAAATAAAATACTCTTTATTCAGCAAATAGCCGAACATGATGATTATCCTCGACGCACTCGTATAGACATTATTGGCAGTTCCCAGATTTTTCTTGTTTCGGAAGATGCTGACCAGATAGCTCTTGTTAGTGGTAGGGGGTTTCAGGATATTTAATAAAAACCAATTTCACCACATCTTATAATAAACCAGTCAACACAAAAACACCATGACTCAAATCACTCTAACCTCTGGTGAAATCCTGGATATTATTTCAGTCTTGTGTGATAAAGAGCAGGCAGTTTATGATAATGACCCGCATCTGTCGGCTTATTATCTGAACATGGTTCAACAATTCGAGGCTGTTTATAATAAACTCCAAGAATTGCCTGGTGAAAAAAGAGTTGCAAACCTTATTCTGGCTGCCTGAATTATGATTATCATTTACCGTGCTAATCAGTGGGAGTTGTTTCGTGCTCCCAGGATATAAACGAGGCCTGGGAGCTGGCGGTTAAATTAACTTTGGAATCTGGCGTTCAGCATTACGTTGGGCGGGTCTAAAAATATAAAGGAGAGATTTATTCTCTCTTTTCTTTTTATAATAATAAAAAATTGCAGGAGTAGTTTCTCGTTTTATGTAATAACGCCCTTGCGCTTGTGTGGTTGTCTTAAGACCATTATAACGCCTCTGGCGGGCTCCTAGGGGCCTCTGGTGGTCAGTATGAGTTATCAGTCCCATAAGCACCGCTGATCATAAAATGCTTGCATAGGGCTTCTAGATGCCGTATTCTATGGAAGTCGTCAAGGGAACACCAACCCATGAGCAACCCCTACATCGCCAACGGATTCGCCAACCGCGAGGAGTATCTTGATTCTCTCCGTGAAGAATACGGGGGATTGGTTGATATTCTCTCGGATCTTCTTGGTCCAGAAGAAGATTTTGACGGACTGGTTACAGATTTGGAAGATGCAATGGATTCTGGAGAGTATGATGATTTGATCTAAAAATTTGTCCCGTATTCTTTATTCTTTCAAATTCAATGAATACCCTTCTTCTAATTGTCCCAACTACTTTAGATGTTTCATTGTTTGGGGCAAAATCTTTCTTCACTGATGGTAAAAAATGCTGGGAGCATTTAATCAATGGTAAAAAAGGTAAACGGATAAACAAACCAGATTGGTATAGTTTACCACTAGATTGATATAAACACTTGAGGGATAATTCCCTCTTTTTTGTTTTTATAATAATATAAAATTGCAGGATTAGTGTCTAGTTTTGTATAATCACGCCCCTGCGTTAGTTAAGTTTTAGATTAAACATTCAAGGTTTTTCTCCCTTGGTATGAACATAGTCTAGCAGGTTTTTATGGAATTTGGTATTAGGGTTGCTTATCTGTCACATAAAATCCTCTTATCGTTTAATGGTTGCTAGGGGGTGATGGGTCTGTTATTGTATGGGAGTCGTTAGGCAATCAACCGCCATGACTCGCATCACTGGTTCCCAACTTGTTGCTCTCGTTGATACTCTCACGGCAGAGGGTAAGACGCGATCCGAGATTTGTCGTGCGGCTGGTTATATTGGACAAAAGGAAGATGGTAGTGAGCGTCTACATTTTACCGCGTTTTATGAGGCCCTAATTGAGGCAAAGGGTGGCCCAGAACAACTGAATAATAATGAAGATGATGAGTGGGATTATACTCATCCAAGTGTTGATGAAGAATATATGGAAATTTATAATGATTTGTGCGATCAGTATACCCAGCAGGCAGTAGATTTCTTTCTAACGTCTTGGTGTGATGTAGACCTGGAAGATTTTAGTGATTATTATATTGGTTATTATGATTCCGAGGCAGAATTTGCCGAAGAAATAATGACCGAAGTTTATTGCATAGACATTCCTAGTCAGATTATTGTAGATTGGCAGGCAACATGGGATACTAGTTTGCAGTACGATTTCTACTTTATGAGTGGTTATGTGTTCCGGAATTGTATATAATATGCCACTCTAACAACTGGCACAAGGGGACTGTTTATGGTTCCCTTTCCACCTTATACTAAGCAAGTCAACCGGACACGATCATGCAAACCACCATCCAACACACTGATAACGAAGGGTCCACCCCGGTTTGGATCACTTGGTTTTCACAATCCGATTGTGATGAGTATAATGAAGCCGAAGGATTGCGTGAAACTTCTGGTGATAATTTGTATGAACCAGGTTACTATTGGGTAGTTTGTTCGCCTGGTTGTATTCCTGATTCTGAGTTTTTTGGCCCATTTGTTACAACTGAAGAGGCCGAAGATAATGCTAATGAGGTATTGAATTATTGATAATTCGTATAAAAGAGTTAGTTAATTCTGACTCTTTTTTGTTGTTTTTTATAATAATAAAAAAGTGCAGGATAAGTGTCTCGTTTTATGTTATCACGCCCCTGCGTTAATTTGTTTTGTTGTTTATAGTATAATCCATAAAAACCTTAATCGTGACTGATGGTGTGCCAGTTCCATAAGTGTCACAAGGCCCTGACCACTAACCCATTCTCTCCCTTATACTAATCCAGTCAACCAGACAATTCTCCAATGGCCACTATCTCTGACAAAATAGCCAAACAACTTGAGGAGATTGAAAATAGGGCTTATAAGGAAATTGATGCAATTGCAGAACAATACTTTGAATCAACTGTTGTTCCATTCTGTAAAGAGAATGATCTAACTTTTGTGGTAGGTATGGGTAAGATATTCTTTTGTAATGAGAAATATGATCTGAGTTTCCATGAGTCTGACGAGATTCCAGATGTTAATGAGGATCTTTTAGAGCTAGACGAAGATGATCTTTATCCTTGTGAAAAATATGCTTTAGAGCACCCATTGGCCAAGGAAAAACTAAGAGAGATTTTCGATGTTCTTAACATTATAGTTTTCAAGTTTGAGTTTGGTTTTAGTGTTCCTAACTTCCAAGGATAATTATTTTAATTGTGCCAGTTGTTTAAGTGGCACAAGGTACGGTGATCGTCTGGTTTTTATGGGTTACAGTTGACTAGTCAACCAAGGGAACGCCTCTCATGTCTTGCCCCTATCAGAACAACGGTTTTGCTAATCGTGGGGAGTATCTTGATAATTTGCGCGAAGAATATGGTAGCCTAGTTGATGTTCTGACCAACATCTTGCCCCTAGTGAAGATTTTGATGGGCTAGTTACAGAACTGGAAGACGCTATGGATTCTGGGGGATATGACGAAAAAGAATTTCTCACCTTGATCTAGTTAATTTACCAACTTTCCTTCATTCTTTATAGTTATGTCTGTCACACTTAGCGGTTATTGTATTCGCATGGCTTTACTTGATCGCCGTAGAGAATTGATCCGGTGCGCGTCTATCACTAAAGATGCTACTTTTGATTCTAAGATTAAAGAATTGGATGATGCATTGGTTCAACTTTGGTACGCAAAGGAAATTATACTAACTGAAGTAGTATAAAAAACAGTGACCCGCGAGTTCTTTATACTTACGGGTCACTTTTGTTTAGTATAAAAAATAGTATAAAAAAGCAGGATAAGTGTCTCGTTTTATGTTATTGCGGTCCTCCGCTTGTTTTCTTTTGTTGTTTATAGTATAAAACACTTTTCCAGTATTGTCAAGCATTTTATGATTAGTGTTGCTTATCAATCCCATAAGCACCGCTGATCGTTAAAGGCTTGACCTAGTGGGGCTGATCTGGTATTCTTTAAAGGTAATCGGGTTTCACCCCATGACTGTTTCATTCGTTGATTTTGCAGCTTTCCAGGATGCTCAGAATAAAATTCAATTGAATGTCAGGAAGTATTGTCTCCAGTTGATTGATGCCCTGAAGGATAATTATCGGAATTATGCTATTCGCGGACATCAAATTTTCATCGATAGGGAAGAATCAGTTGAGTATCATCAATCTTGTATTGATAAACTGAAAGAGGGACATTCCGACATTGATTATGAAATTGAGTCGGGTAGTAAGTATCACAAAATCATTATGATTTCTTATGGTGGATCACGTTCGGTTCATTGTTTTGTTGATAAAAAGACCGGGGAAGTTTATAAATCAGCAAGCTGGAAATCCCCCGCTAAAGGTATTCGATTTGATCTGCGATTGATCAAAGATCGTGAATGGTTGTTTGAAAATGCCGATTGGAGTGGTGGTTATCTTTACAAGAGATGAATCGAATAATTATAAGAATCCTTCGGGATTCTTTTTTATTGTTTATAGTGTATTATTAAAGTGCAGGATAAGTGTCTCGTTTTATGTTATTGCGGCCTTCCGCTTGTTTTCTTTTGTTGTTTATAGTATAAAACACTTTTCCAGTATTGTCAAGCCCTGGACCCATAAGCATTTCTGATCGTTTGGGGTCTTGACGGATCGGCCTGGGTCTGCAATACTTAAAGGGTCAAAGGGATTCACCCCATGAAAGACTACCGCCCTGAAGTCCGCAGCCTGCTTAAGTCCCTCAAACGGGCCGGATTTACACCTTTGAGTGTAAACAATGGAGAGGAAAATATTCGATATTCGGATGTATCCAAGACTGAGTTCTTGGAGGAAACTGTGGCTACAGACGAATCCACATTGCGGCTTCAACATAACAATAAAAAGGTGGCAATCTTCCTGGTTCTGGGTAATGAACCCGGTGTAATCGCCGCCGATTATACTGATTACGAACCGTTGCAGGAAGTAATCGACGCGCATTATGATCGGTGGGAGAATAAGAAACAGCCAACCTGCTGATTATAATCAACCACCTGGAGGTTTTATACTTCCAGGTTTTTTTTTGTTTTTTATAATAATATAAAAGTGCAGGATAGGTGTCCTGTTTTATGTTATCACGCTTTTGCGTTTTGTTTTCTTTTGTTGTTTATAGTATAAACCATCCAGACCCACCAGACTGTATCAGATGCTACCAGATCAGTTCTGCTTATCAGTCGCTCCTGGCGCTCGCAGGATGGGTCTGGATGCTGTAGGATTGGCGAGTCAACCAAAGGGACACCCCTAATGGATCGCCAGGCAATTCTCGACAAGATCGCCGCAATGATGGCACTTAAAGAGTCGTCAACTTTCGAGGGCGAAGCATCAGCGGCTGCGGCCATGATCGACAAGTTGTGCGCAAAGTATGGCGTGAGTTTGGATGATCTGACTCCCCAGATTCTCGATGAAGTTGTAGCCTCAGGACGCGTCAGATCGTATAACAAACTCATTTGGGAAGCAGTTTCATATTTTTATGATGCGCAATTGTATTATAAAAATAGTGCAAATGAGGTGCGGGTTATTGGATCTGAGGCCCAGCAGATTCAGGTGAAACTCTATTCTGAGTTTATCTGCCAATGTATGCACCAAGAGGCACAAAAGGCCTACGATGGTGAGAAAGTTTTGGCAGAATTGACCGGATCTGCTGCACCTAGTCGCAAGTTTTTGGAAGCCTTCAAGGTAACTTTTGCGGCCGAAGTTCGCCGCCGTTTGAGTGAATTGAAGCGCGAGACGAATCGTGTGCATGAGCACAAGCAACTTACTGCGGCCGAAGTAAACAAACGTCGTTGGGGTAGGGGTAAGGCTATCCGCACGATTGCATCCGGTAGTGGTGCAATGGCCGGGGCATGTGCTGGCAATAGTGTATCATTACACCGCCAAGCAAGTGGTAGCGTTCAGCGTCAACTTTGCGGCGGTTAGTATAAACAATCTGTGGCCTGGAGTTCTTTATACTCTGGGTCACAACTTTATTTTGTGTTTTATAATAATAAAAAAGTGCAGGATAAGTGTCTCGTTTTATGTTATTGCGGTCCTCCGCTTGTTTTCTTTTGTTGTTTATAGTATAGCAGCAGTGCCCCATAAAGTCAAGGTTTTATTCATAAACATATTTTATCAGACCCATAAGCACCGCTAATCGTTAAAACCTCGCCACTAGCCTCTAGAGCTGCTACACTATGGGAGCAGTCAAGGGAACAACCCATGATCAAACTCACCGGAACCGCTCTCCTGGCCCACAGTGAGGCCTGCCGTGCTGCTGGTGTCAGCATTGCTATCATTGTTCGCTCTGCTGGTTATATTGGAACCCGCAAGGATGGCAGCGAACGGCTACATTTTACTGAGTATTATGAGAATGTTCTCATTGCCAAAGGTGAAATGTTCCGCATTAAAATAGACGTGGCCGAGATTACCCCAGCCGGACTACAGCCCGTGTGGGGATATTCGTTCACTACGACTACTAAAAACCACCAGAGTATTGCCCGTAAAGTGCGGGAACTGACTCAACTTACCAATGTTAAATGTAATCGAACTGTCAAAGATGGGGTGATTCGTTTACAGCCCAAGGGCACAAATGAGATGATTGCTTATAGTTTGCCCGCATGAGTTAATAACAATCGGTGGCCCTAGAGTTCTTTATACTCTGGGGTCTTTATTTGTTCTTTATACTTTATTATTTTATGGCAGATTAAGTGTCTTGTTTTATATCATTGCGGCGCCCCCGCTCTTTTTATTTTGTTGAAACAATACTAAGACGGATCAGGCCAGGCCACTGTATCGGCTGATACCAAACGGCCATCAGCGTATCTTATCAGTCGAATCCTGGAAACGGTAGCGGTTGATACAGAACGGCGAGCCGAAACGTGGGATTATTAAAGGGTCAAACAAACGGAGCCGATCCGATGACAACCGCCACTCTCAACCGTTACACTCTCAACTGGGAAGCCTACTCTACGTGGCCGCCTGCTGATGATGACATCGGTGGAATCTACACCGATTGTGTACATTTTAGCACTGTCGATGATTATAATTTTGCGGTATCATTCCACATCGGTGAGGGTAGGCAACAGGGCTTGCTTTTCTGTGAGGTTGTTATGGTTTATCCTAACCGGATTGATACCAATAAGTTGCATTATTGTATGGGGCAGTTTTATAAAAACAGTGGCGCAAAATTGTTTGCCCAATTTGCTCTGAACCACTTTATCGAGACGGAAACGTGGAGCGTATGCCCATCATTTCAGCCGGTTGATTATATCGACGGCGAACCTTATACTCTCGGCGGTGATGAGATCGTGAGCGAAATTATCTGAGTTAGGTACATCAGGGGAGGGCACAGTCTCTCCCCTGATTCTCTCAAACCTCCTATCTCCCAGTGTTAACAATGGCCACAGAATACGCCACTCCAGCAGACTTCCAACGGTGGGAAGATCATGCTAAAGTGTTAGATTGTTACAGTCTGGTTCATGTTATCAAAGACTGTCAATCTGCGGCCCGCAATATGAAGGGATGGAATGATGTAAGGGAAGGTTACTACATCGACCAGGCCTGTACTTATGGGATGGAGCTAACACGTAGGAACCGACAATTGCCTGCTGGTTTGCGTCATCGAGTCTGACACAGTTAGTATCACGAACTCACCCCTAATCTTCGTGGGTTCGTGATATTATTACAGTTTATTACGAGCAGTTGACAGTATGGGCGGGGTGTGGTATGATCGCGGCCTGGGCCTAACCATAAAAAATCAAACCCTTTTAAAATAAAACCCCAAATCCACCCCCATTATCCCATAATTACATAAAACCCCCATTTTCCACCAAAAACCCGAACCAATTTACGTCTTATAAAAAAATCCCGGCCGGGTAAAATTACATAAAAAGGTCAAATCAAAATTCACTTTTTGTTTCCCATAAACCAAAAAATTTCCGCCGGGTAAAAATCGTCATAAATAGTCGGCTCATAAAAATGACGCGAATTTAACTTAATTATTAGGAGAATATTAAAATGCCACGAGGTTTCACAGTTAAATCAAAAAATACATCAGATAATCTTGATTTTCAGGATCTAGAAAATCATATCAAAAGACTTTCTGAAGAAATTCAAAAAAATTCGTCTAAACAAGAGTCGCTCTTACCAGAACTACAACAATACCAGCAACAACTTAATGAATATTATAATAAAGTAAAAGCCAAGATGAGGGGTAAGAAAATCGTTTTCTGTCTTCCTGGAAGATCTTGTTCTTATGCATTTCTAAAAAGTTTTGTTCAACTATGTTTTGATCTAGTGAACAATGGAATGGGAATTCAAATTTCTCAGGATTATTCTTCCATGGTGAACTTTGCAAGATGTAAGGTTCTTGGCGCGAATGTCACAAGTGGTCCCTGGCAAGAACCCTGGCAAGGAAAACTAGAATATGATTGGCAATTATGGATCGATAATGACATTGTTTTTAATTCTGAAAAATTCTGGCAATTGTGTGATCTTGCAGTAAAGGACGTTCCTTCTGAAAAAGAATTTGATAAGGAAGAATATCCTCTATGGGAAGTTTCTGATGAGGAACTTGAATCTATGCACAAGTCAGATTTTAATGTACGAAAGGAGCGGGTTCGGCGTCTTATGGTGAATGTCAATCCAATTGTCAGTGGTTATTATATGACCGAGAACGGTTTTACTACTTCTGTTGCTCATTGGCTAGAGGCCGATGATTTTATGAAGAATGGGGGTATTATGAATCATGAGACCGCCGAAAGTATTTCTAAGAGAAAGAAGCCTTTTTCTGTTGATTATGTCGGTGGTGGTTGGATGATGGTATCCAAGGGTGTTTTTGAGAATATGGAATATCCTTGGTGGGGTCCAAAACTTCAGAAGTTTGAGAATGGCGTACAAGACTACACAGGTGAGGACGTTGGCGCTATGCTCGATGCTAAAAAATTAGGGATCGATGTTTTAGTCGATCCAAGAATCAGAGTAGGACACGAAAAAATCCGTGTGCTCTAACCTCTAACTATTTAGTAAATTTCTTTCTTATAAAAACTGACAACTGACAGAATTTTTAAGGGGATTACTATCGGTACTTGACAGATAGCGGGGCTTGTGCTTATAATGGCCAAGCCCCGCTATTCATTGGGACAATAAAACTACACCATATTTATAATGAACAAAATTCGCATAAAAGAACACGATGGCTACTACTTCTCATATGACGAGAATGATCCATCTGTTCCTGTAACAATTCATAGTAACTGGAGAAAGACCGGACAGACTCCTGCAGTCATCGATTTAACGTACTCAAGACCCTTAAAATCCGCAGACAATAGGGACCGACTATACGTCACTATCGCAACCATGGGTAAAAAGGTGAGAGTCTACTTAGATACTCTTGTTGCATCCTACCTGATTGATAATCCAAGAAATTATAATAGAGTCATTCATAAAGACAACAACATTTATAATTGCCATCCAACGAACCTAAAATGGGTTTCAGACAGTGAATATAAACTCTTTGCCGTAAACATTAATCGGGCCAAGGGAAAAACGAAACAATTTGAAGTCGTTTACCTAGATGGACGTAAAGAAATTGTAACAGGATTTCTTGAGTTTCTAGAAAAGAACAACCTTTCAGAGGAGTCCATATATAAACTTCGTAAAGGAGAAATTCTAGAATATAATGGAATTATTGCCTTTAATGAAATTGAAAGGAATCTAAAGGGCCGTTCTAGGAAAAAAGAAGAATTAAAAATTGATCTTTCTGGTTATGATACTGTTGAACTAGATGATTGGCCTGGGTATTATATTGTTTATAAAAAAGATGATCCCTCAGAACAAGTAAGAATCTTTAGTAAATGGAAACCGGTTAAAAACGAAATGGTTCTATCAGAGAACTTTGTTAGAGAAACATCTCAACATGTTCATAAGACTGGCTATTATCAATTAAACATGAAACTTCCTGGTGAGAAGAAGATCATCCAAAAGGTTCACAGACTCGTTGCAAAACAACTTGTTGAAAATTCAAATCCCGATGAATTTGATACTGTTGATCACATAGACAACAATAAACAGAATAATCATCCATCCAATCTTCAATGGATGACTCTCTCAGGCAATACTAAAAAAGCCGCAGAGGATGGTTTATTTGTATGTAGTACCTATAAAATTACCTATAAGAGTGGAAAAGTTGAAATTATTGAAAATCTCATTAAGTTCTGTAGGGAGAATAATTACAGTTCTGCTGGCTGTTATGCGGTCATAAATAACAAGCAACGGGCTCATAAGGACATTGTAAAAATCACCAAACTATGATAAACATCCTATATAAAGGAAGACCAATCTATAAAAACATCTCTGACGAGGAGATCACTAAAATTCTTTTAGAATTGGCCATGGACGATAAAGTAAACGAAGAAGACATTGAAATTGAGGAGGTCTAAATGAAAAACACCAAGAAACAAGAAATTCAACCAGTCGAGAAAAAAAGCCGTCAGGGTAATGGACGAAACACCAAATACGCCGCATCAAGTAGAAACGGAGCCTCTAAAAAATATAGGGGACAAGGAAAGGGCTGACATAAAAGAATGGATAAAAAACGTCTCCGAGATTCGTCCAGAACTCGGGGGCTTTTCTATATGCCCATTTTCTAAAAAAGCCAATTATGAAATTCTAAAAATTGATATTGATAAAATATATCCGATTAATGATTTTGATGTTGTAATTTATATTGTAGAAGAAACCGATCTAGAGGCCATTAATTGGTGGGTTGACTTCTATAATAAAAAATATAACAACTGGCTATTCTTTGAGGATTGCGCCTCTTATGATACCTTTATTAACGGAGTTCAGACCAATAATGGAAAGTATAATCTAATATTAGGACAGCCTAAAGAGAAACTAAGAAAGTTTAGGGAAATATTAAAGAAGACCGATTATTATTCTTATTGGGACGAAGACTATTATAAAGAAATTATGATTTCGGATTGCGAATCATAGTATCAGAAACAGAAAAGTCCTTATTTCTTCCCTTGTTTGATTTAAAGCCAAATTTTTTATACCAATTTGTTAATTTGTGTTTATAGCCTCTTTTTGCTACCGGAGTGAGTGAGACTCTTTTTCCAACTCTATCGGCATATTTTGTTACACCTCTTAAACGGGCGGAACCCACTCCTGCCGTTCCTCCATAAAATCTTTTTTTGTTTCTTTGGTCTTTGGGAACTTCCATATTGTCAACTCTGATATCATCATTATTAAATGTCGTATGCGCCACAAATTTGATGTCGGGGGTTGCTCTTGTGGTATTTTTTACAATCGTCTCAAGAGCATCTGGTTTGGGTTGTTTTGCCTCTAAAATAAACTGCTGATAGGTTTTCATTTTTTCTTTCTTATTGTTGGCGGTGGATTTTTATCTATTGACTTATTTGCAACGTCTTTATTAACCATAATGTATGATCCCTTTGGTACTTTTCTCATCGGATTTTCATGAGCATCAGGAACTCTGACAATTTTTTCGCCTCTATCTATTGCAGATTTTGCCTGTTTTCTTGGATCAAGTGGTCTATTTTTATCAGTGACTACATCTTCATCTGATGCACCTCTCATCCAGGATTTTAAATTTTGTCTATATTCTTTAGGTGAACTTGTAGAATGGACCTTAGGATTCACCATTCTTAAATTTACGGGCCTTGTTCCGTAATCATTACCAACTCTTGATGATGGCGTAGTATAAACAACAGACTTCCCCTGAGGATGATAAGTCCCAGAAGATGGAGAATCTTTAAATCCTTTTTGTAAAATTTCTTTTTGATTTTCTGGTGTAGTATAATGTTTAGTTCTTAAGACCTTAATTCGTTTGGTGGCCTCTTCTAAGAATTGATAATATGTTTTCATTTTTTCTTAGGCCTAATTTTAGTTCTTTGTTTAAACGGTGAATGGCGTCTATATTCTACTGGAACTTTAGGAGCATGAACCACCCCGTCTGAATCTTTTGTCATATGCTTTTTAGCATAATCCCTATCCATTGCAACAGAATACTCATCTTTTCCCCATACAGTGGTTCCTCTTTGGCCATCTGTCTTTACAACCTTTCCTGGTGGAGTTTCTTTGACGGCCTTTTTAGGGACATTAAACTTAAGAGTTTTTACACCCTTTCCGTGTCTACTGCCGAAAGACCGGGCAATTCCACTGCTTGTTGATGCATAAACTTCAGGAGAATTAAAACCAGATTTTTCTATTTTTTTTGAAGCCTCTGGAGAAGTCCCATGATAAAATATAACTCTCTTCATTCTCTGTGGGGCCACCTCTAAAATAAACTGCTGATAGGGTTTCATCCTAAAAAATTTCTTACACATAAAACTATTTAGTATCGACCTAAATACCACTGGTGATTCAGAAACCACCCAAAAAGTTTCTCTTAAAACTCAATTTAAGGAGACAAATCAATGACTGATCGTAATGCACAATTTATGAAAGAAATGTGGGGAACCACTTCTCTTGTAACTGATTATAAACCAGAAAAAAAGAAACTTCTAAGAGAAGTTACTGATGAAAAATTCAAAAAAGAAGAGGAACAAAAAGAGACCGAACTTTTTGATGCCTGGGATTATGGCCTGGATTCACTCACTCTAAATACCTAATAAAAATGGCAATTCGGACCAGTAGGCAGTTTAAAGATATCAGTGCAACCTTTCAAATTAATCCCTTGAATAAAGATGCGATTGCTATTAAAAATGAAACTGCCATCTCCAGGTCCGTTCGTAATCTAATTTTTACTCAGATCGGTGAGATTCCATATTCCGATATTGGAAGTTCTGTAAACAGACTTCTATTTGAGAATATGGACTCTTTCACCTCAACCGCACTTGAAAGTGAGGTACGAAATGCCCTTACAAATGAACCCCGAATAAATGTCAGAGAAGTAATCATTACACCAGATTTTGATAACAATGCATTTAATGTAAGATTGACCTATGATATCATCGGAATTGATGTTCCACCTCAACAGTTAACCTTGGCCCTAGTTTCAACACGATAATGGCTCTTACTCAGTTTACTAATCTAGATTTTGATCAAATTAAGGTTTCTATTAGAGACTATCTAAGAGCCAGTTCAGAATTTACTGATTATGATTTTGAAGGATCTAATTTTAGTATTCTGATCAATACTCTGGCCTATAATACCTACATCAATTCTTATAATGCAAATGCGATTGCAAATGAGGTCTTTCTTGATAGTGCTACTCTAAGAGAAAATGTCGTCTCTAGGGCCAAAGAGATTGGCTATCTTCCAAGATCCAGAACCGCAGCGCGGGCTAATATTTCATTTTTTGTAGATACCAATAATTTAACTACTAATCCTTTAACTCTGACTCTTAAAAGAGGAACCGTGGCGGTTTCTTCTTCTCAATTTAATGGAAGAAACTTTACTTTTTCAATTTTAGATGATATTACTGTTCCGGTTGTTGATGGTCTGGCCTTTTTTGATAATATCACGGTTTATGAAGGTAATTTTATTGTAGAAAACTTCACTTTTTCTGGAAATCGGAGATTTATTCTTTCAAATATTGGAATTGACACTTCTTTGATTTCTGTTACTGTAAGAGAAAGTGAGCAATCAAACTTTTCTTCTAAGTATAACCTTAGTAGGGATATTTTTGAGGTCAGATCTGATTCAAAAGTGTTCTTTATTCAAGAAATTGAGGATGAATATTATGAAATTTTCTTTGGAGATGGTATTTTTGGCAAAAAACTAGAAAATAATAACTATATTGACATAACTTACCTAACATCATCAGGTGAAGAGGCTAATGGTGCTCGGTCTTTTTCATTTTCTGGTCGTATTTTTGATAATAATGGAGGCATTGTTATCAATGACATCTCCAGAATCACCGTCAACACCCCTGCATTTGGTGGAAAATCCATCGAAAGCCTAGATTCTATCAAAAGATACGCCCCGAGGCTCTATTCGGCCCAAAATCGGGCTGTCACGGCGGCTGATTATGAGGCCATAGTACCTCAAATTTATCCCGAAGTCGAGTCAATTTCGGCCTTTGGAGGTGAAAACCTGACTCCACCTCAATTTGGTAAGGTTTTTATCAGTATAAAGCCCATAAATGGCGAATTCTTATCAAATAATGTAAAAGACAACATTAAAGCTGCTCTCAGAAAGTATGCAGTGGCCGGAATTGTTCCTGAAATTATTGATCTTAAGTATCTTTACATCGAATTTGACACGTCTGTTTACTATAATCCCAATTTTACGGTCTCCCCAGAGGCCCTAAGGTCCAATTTGATTGAGATTATTCAGTCTTATGCAAAATCAACCGAATTAAACAAATATGGTGGAAGATTTAAGTATAGTAAATTTCTTAATTTAATTGATGAATCATCCGAGGCAATTACTTCTAACATCACAAAGATCAAAATTAGAAGAAACTTGAAAGTGGAGGTCAATAAATTCGCCACATATGAAATTTGTTATGGAAATGCGTTTCATATTAGAAATCAAAATGGAAATAATATAAAATCCTCTGGTTTTTATATTCCTGGGATCAATTCAGTCGTTTACTTGGCCGACCTTCCTTCTTCTAATGATTCTGGAAGTCTCTATCTGTTTACTCTTTCTGATGATGAATCAATTAATATCGTTAGAAGAAACGTAGGTGAAATTCATTACACCAAAGGAGAAATAATTTTATACCCAATAAATATTAGAGATACTGTTAAAAAGTTTGGTTTTGATAATATTATAGAAATTGCGGCAATTCCTAGATCCAATGATGTGATTGGATTACAGGATCTCTATTTACAATTGGATACCTCAAATAGTACCGTAAACATGATTGTTGACAATATCTCATCCGGCGCAGACATCACAGGATCAAACTACATATCTACATCAAGTTACCTAGAAGAAAAAATTATTAGACGATGAGAATTCCCGTTTCAACGATTGTAGATTCCCAATTACCACTTTTTGTAAGAGAAGAATATCCTCTATTTTCGGAATTCCTTCGTCAATATTATCTTTCCGACAAATCGGAAGAACTTATTCAAAATTTAGATAAAAATATTGATCTAGATGTAGTCTTTAATATTCGATTAGAGGCAATATTAGATCAAAATGTCGGTTTTAATGATACCACAATTACTGTTGATTCCACAGAAGGATTTCCGGATAATAATGGTCTAATTAAAATCAATAATGAAATTATCTTTTATAAATCAAAATCAGAGACTCAATTTATCGGTTGTGTCAGAGGATTTAGTGGAATTACGAAACTTGATAGAAAGTTCCTAGAATTTTCTGAATCAGAAAGTGAGAGACATTCAAGTGAATCTGTTGTTTTAAATTTGAGTGCCCTATATCTTCAGCAATTTGCAATACAAACCAAAAAGAAAATTATTCCAGGATTTGAAGATAGAAAATTCTTCTCCGGTCTAAATGCATCTAATTTTGCAAAAAATGCCAAGTCTTTTTATTCTTCTAAGGGTTCTGATGAATCTTTTAGAATGTTGTTCGGGGCTCTTTATGGTAAGCCTGTTGATGTTATCAAGCCAAGAGATTTTCTAATTCGCCCATCAGATGCCCAGTATAGGGTCACCAAGGACCTCGTAGTGGAGGTTATTTCTGGCGATCCTTATGGTCTGATCAATTCCACTCTTTATCAGGATGCTACTTCATCCATAGAACCAGCCCAGGGGACGGTTATTGAGGCCACCAAGATCATAAGAGACAATAAAGAATATTTTATTATTAGTCTTGATTTTGATTATAATCGAGATGTGGATGCATCTGGTACAGTAAAAAGTGAATTCAGTATTCACCCCAAAACATTATCCACTTCTAGAGTTAATTCAGGATCAGCCCATATTGATGTTGATTCAACCGTTGGGTTTCCAGATTCTGGTGAGTTAAAAATCAACCTAGAAGATGGAACAATCTTAACAGTATCTTATCAAAGTAAGGTTTTAAATCAATTTTTAGATTGTTCTGGTATTTCAAATACTATTCCAGAAAAATCAGAAATTAAAATTGATAATTTGATTTATGGATTTGATAACAATGGAAATAGAGTTGAATTGTTTGTAAATGGGGTACTTGGTGATATTGATTATATTGACAATACCTTCTATTATGAGCCAAAAGAAAAAATTAAAATCAAGACTTTAGGCGAAGACATTTCCGAACTGAAGGCTAACAACTGGTTCTTTAATATTTCAGTTACCTATGATGTTCAGGCAATTATAATAGAAGATTCTTCTAATTTTTCTTATAGGGTTTCTCTTTTTGATGAACATAATTTCGTAATTGGCGATTCCTTTACTCTCTACGCCTCTGATGATTCAAACTATAATGGAACCATAAACTTTGTAGAAAATGAGAAAATCGTAATTATCACGGGTACTGGTCCATTAAACGAGATTTTATCTTATACCATAAGAAAGAATATTTCAAAAGTAAATGTCCAGTCTGAAAAATATTCTAATATAAGCATCTTTAATTCAAATGTTCAAAACATTTACACTGATTATGATAAGAGTGTTTATGTTTCGTCGCCGTCTCTCCCAACATATCTAGGATTTCCTCTTGAAATCAACGATTTTACTCTGACCATTCCTTCTGGTGATTATGATGGCCTAAATCAGATAGTATTTTCCAGACCACACGGCCTGTTTACAGGGGAATCTGTTGTTCTTAAAAACCAAAATTCAATCGCAACGGATGGTTCTTATATTGTTTTTGTTGTTTCTATAGATACAATAAGACTAGCAAAAAGCCCAGAAAATATTATTTCTAATGAATTTGTTGTCTTCTCTGGGCAAATCTCAAATGGTTCTCTTGAGCCCCTAGGTTTTAATGACTTAAATTTCAATAGGCTTCCACTTCGACCACAAAATATCATTAAAAAATTAGAATCTCCTATCTTAAAGGACAAAGAAGAGGTTACTGAATCCGGAACTGTTGGTATTCTAATTAATGGGGTTGAAATTTCAAACTTTAAATCAGAAGATTCATCTTTCTATGGACCTATTACATCTGTTGATGTTCTAGATGGTGGTGATAGTTACAATGTAATTCAACCACCCACAATAAATGTTGTTGACACAGTTGGCACTGGGGCCTCATTATCTGTTGCGGTTGAGGGCTCTCTTGAGAGAATTGATGTAATTGATCCAGGGTTTGATTATCTTGATGTTCCACAAATTAAAATCACAGGTGGAAATGGTGCGGGTGCCGAAGC